AGATTCCTGTCAAAAAATCCACATTTGAAACCGATTCGTAGAGAGAATCGTTCAAATCTAGAGTGAGGGTCTTGTGTTCTCGGTTGGAAGAAGTAACGGTGGCTTCCATGAGTGTGTTGAAAATCACTTTCAAATTGTTGTGCCGCCCATCAACTGTCTTGAAGGTCGTAAGCAAAGTCCCTTTAGAGGCGTTCCAAGCCCGTCTGTAGAGCCTATCTCCTGCCGATAGGGTATAAGAGTCAGTAGAGAAAGAAGAGGCGCTTTCAAGCCTGCTATCGCTTTCAAAGGTAATGTTCTGTTGGTTAGATGAGAAGGAGTCAATTGTGTTGACAATAAGGATTCTATCTCCGACCTTAATCCTATCACCAACCGAAAAGAAATCATCTAAATCATACTCTGTATCAAAGGTGTAGTTGTTACCACTTACGACTGCATTAACGGTCGCCTTGAGAGCAAAGAATTCTTCTAGGCGAGCCGTATGAACTCGGTGACGAACCCTCATCAAGTCCTGTTCTTGAATCTTTGAAGAAAGAATACGCTGAGTGTCAATGAGTTTTGCTTCTGCATACCCGCCCTTCTGCCCAACCGATTCAAAGACATTGAACGAAGCAAGAGAAAAATTCGTATTGGCTTTTTCGGGTGAATAATTGTAGTGAATATACCGATAAGGCCCGGTAAGAATGAGAGTAGAAGCATCACTAGAATCGTAAACATTGTTTGAATCTCTTCTAGCGTTGAAGAAACATTCATCGTAATCTGTGAAATCGTTCGCCGGTAGCGTGTAGCCTTCGTTAGAAGTAATAGCGTTCTTTGTTGGGTCATCTAAATCCCTAAGATTATCAACCAAAGTCGCCTTAATCGTGTATCTACTGTAGTCCACAATGCGATTATTGTAGTCGGGAGCAGTAACGAAGCAATTTGTATCACTAGGCGTAATTGTTGCGCTAGTGGTAGAAGTGTTTTCGTATCTAGTGAAATATTTCTTATTGTGGTCCAACTCTCCCTTCTTATCTAATCGGTCTTTGTAGAAGTAAAAGGTAGGTCTAGCACAAATATAGGAACGCTGATAATTGTAAGTAGAACCACCTGCGGTAATTTGTTGATTGAGAACACCCGCCGAAAGAGCAACAATACTTGTTTCTGTTTTCTCCGGACCACGAAACACCATAAATTTGGTATCTCTAGGAATCTTCTTACCGAGCCGTGGCTCAAAGTCAAAGAAATCTCCGTCTACATCACCTGGTCTAACATCTGTAATTCTAGCAAAATGATGTTGCAACAAATCATTGGAGTGAATAAGAACGAAGTAATCATAGTCACTATCTAAACTGTTGAGTCGTAGTCCTGTTTGCGAAGAATCTTCATAGCAATGAATACTGTAGCCCTCAGTATTGCTCAAGTTGTTGTATTGGGTTCCCCCCGTATCCCCCGAAACTAACTCTTGAACGAAGTTTTGACTGTGGCTAGCATCAGTAGAAACATACGAGAAAAGCCGATGAGCCGAAGTTGTAAGGGCCTGCTCGTAAAAGACGGGGTTGGTAGGACAGTCAAAGTTGACATTGTTGGTAGCGTCATTGATGGTGGTAATGATGGATGCAGGGTTAGGTGCAGTCCCCTTTCTAAGAGCATATTGCGTCATGCATCCACCTCCTCAAATCGGAAATACAGAAGAGTTTCTGCATATCTAGGGCGAAGGCTTGCCGTGTCAAAAACTTCACTTGCCCCGTTCACGATAGCAAACTCATGCAACTCCCCCATGAATTGGTTGTTATCCTTTGCTGAATCCTCTGCCGTGCTTGAAGTGCCGTTGGAACCAAGGTAAAAGTCCTCCTTGTCAAAGGCGAAAGCATCGGTAGCCGTATGCTCAGTAGAAGCAACCTCAACACCACCGTAGTAAATCTTCATGACTTTGCTAAGGTTGTTGTAAGTAGCGGCAATGTGATGAACTTCTTGTGTGTAAATTGGGTTCTTCGTTGTAGCAATGAGAATCGGAGTGGTAGAATCTAGAGTCCCCGAATAGGAAGAAACCAACTCTACAGTTGTTCCTGAAACGGTGTCAACCTTTCCTACAGAAGTCACCCCAAACCCATTACGAACGAATAACTCTTGTCCTTCGTGGAAATCACTCTCAATGTTTGCATCAAAAGTAATGAGTTTGAGAAGAGAAGTGTAACTAGAGATGGTAGCAGTTGTAGCCTCTTCGTATTTGTATTTCCCATTGTAGTCAAATCCAACCGTGTTGTCCGTAGCCGAAGATTTACCGAAAATTGGCGAGATAACAACAGGGCTAAGAAGCGTTTGATTTGTGCTTCCAAGCGTTAACTCAAACTTCACTCTGTATTTTGATGGGTTGTTGACGGTATGTTCAGTATCATTGACAAGAGAAAGTTTGACTTTGCTACTGTGGAAAACTCTCATCTCATAATCTTCTTTATCGGCCTCCTTGAGGTATTTGTAAGATGGCCTCTTTGCTCGCTCTGTAGCGTCATTTAAGGTCGTGCGACTAATCCCATCCATCATTTTTTTCGATGCGGTAACAGAAGGAATCGTTGTAATTCCACCGGGTCCATTAATGTCATATGGCGTAAGCGTCGTTTCAATTGTGAATGAGTCCTTGTGGTTCCAAAGACCGTAGGTTTGGTCGTCGCTATTTTCATAAACTCCATCTTCACCTCTAGGAATGTTGTCGGAATAATCAATGCGAACAAAGGCGTTGCACATCACCGGGAAGACAAGACTTCGTTGCTTTCCGGTGAGAAGACGATACATGAAATCACTCCAATGCGTCTTGAATCTTAGTGATAATGTTGCCTTGAGGGAACACTTGAGCCACTTCAAATTGAAGGTCAAAGGCAATGTCAATCGTGGTTGAATCAATTGTAGTGTTGAAGGAACGAATGAATCCTTTCATGCCGTCCGATGTGCTACTTGTGGGAAAATTTGCTGGATAAGCCACGCCTTGATTATCAAAGGTTCCGTCAGTAAACCCTCCTTGCCCTCTCGCCGCATAATTGAACGGAATGAGTTGGGGACTATCTCTTGGCTCATAATTCTCATCAACTTTAGAATCATAAAGAAAAATTAATTCGTTAATCGCTTGATAAGATTGTAGACCTGTAGAATCAACACTAGAATGAATGAGTTGAGCCAATTCAATAGCCGTAAATTTTCTTGTGATGGCGTCCGAGTCCCCACTAAACTTCTTAGTAATGGTATCCTCTAGCAGAAATCCGCTAACGGAAATATTCTTACTAGACATACCTAAATCTAAAGCGGCAGTTACCGATTCACCGGTCAACAAACCGCTAAATGGAATATCCAAAGAAGGAATAGTCTTACTCGTAGAAATAGAAACACTTGTTGCCTTTAGAGGGATGATGTTGTCCGTAAGTTCGTTTCCACCTTGAGAACCTGCACCAATCCTAAGAAATACATAGTGGTCAGCCATTTAATCACCCCAAAGTTCCTCTAGAAGAAGTCGTTCTGTTGACTTCTTTGTTTATCATTTGGCCAATCTTAGAAGCGATTTGTCGCAGTTCCGTGTCGGATGCACCAATTCGCCCTTGGACATTTACGGTGATGTTGTTTGTGGTCCCCATAGCCATTCTTCTAGATTGTTGGTTTGAGTAAACTCTAGCACCTGTAGGCAGTCGCACAAGTTCCGGTCCTTCTTCTCCTACAAGAGTCATACCTCCGGAAGAAACACCTCCGCTCGCCATTGCAAAGGGAGAACCGAAAGGTTGTCCGGGAAGCAAAAGATTACCCAAGAATTTTCCGCTTCCCTTCAAAGCGAATATAACCCCGTCAACAATATACTTTCCAACCTCGTAAACCGCTCCAACTACTACCGTTAACAACCCCTTCAAAACAACAAATGCAACTCCAAATAGACCCTTGAGGATTCCAAAGAAAATCTTACCCACTCCCTTAAGAGCCATTCCTAAGGATTTCATAAAACCCTCTCCGCCCATCAAGGCCTTGAAAATAAGCATAAATCCTTCAAAGACTGTCGCTAACGCATCAAAGATAACCGCACCTAACTCTATAATCGTTGCTAGTATTCTCTTGGCGGTATTTTGAACTGCTTTGCTCTTGAAGAGAACAAGAAGTGCGGTTAAACCTAAAGTAATGATAAAGAATGCTTTTAAGCCAACAAGAAGGAATGCTCCTAAATTAGCAAAAATAGCCTTGAGCGGAATATTTTTGATTTTATCAAATAGCGCCGAGCCAAAATCCTTTAGCATTTCTTGAGTATTCATCCCAAAGGCATACAAACCATCTACTACTGTTTGAACCCTATCTCGCCTTTTAGCAAAATCCTTTATTCCTACACCAAGAGCCATCACTCCCGCTCCTAATCCGAGCAACCCATCTTTGGTTTTTCCAGCAAGACCCATTGTTACGAAATTTAAGGATTTACCCATTCTTTCCATAATGCCTCCACTAGTAACAATATCTAGTGCGTCCTCATACTGTCCCACTAGGCCTTCAACCGCATCACCCATTGTTCCTGCCGCATTTCCTCCTCCGGTAAACATCTTGGACAATTTACCGATTGCCAGCAGACTAGTTTCAACTCTGTTTTTCAAACGAAAATAAAACGGAAGCGTAGCATATCCAATCTTGTTAACATAAGCCATCGTCACCGCAAGTTTTTGGAACCGACCGTCATATCCCTCAGCACTATAACTTGCATTGCCAATAGCCTGAGCAAGGTCAGTAAAAATAGAAGAAGCCTCATTAGCATCCCTAGAAGCATCAGCGATTCTGCTCATTTCTTCACCTTCTTCATTTCCTGTTCTATTGTATCGGCTTTCAATTCTTCAAAGTTCCGATGTATGTATAGGAAGTCCATAACCATTGTAGCAGGCATTTTCATGATTTCTATAGGGCTAATGGCCAACGCTTTGCTAAGGGTATAGGTAATCATGAGAGAAGCAGTTTGAGGGTCTTGTGGCCCTCTTCTAACCGCATCTCTCATCATCCGTTTTTTGCTTCGTTCTCCTCAAAAACGGCCAAAGGATTTGGTAAGACTTCCTTAAGTTGATTCCCGATAAAAGGATTGAGTCGGATAAGTTCAAGCGTAGTCAAACTAGGCTCGGTTTTCACGACGAACTTCTCAGCAAGATAGCGATACATAGCATTGAGGTCAATCCCCATGTCTTGCTTCTTCGCATCAATCTTCATCAAGGTTGTAAGGGCTTGCTCAACTTCAAGCCAAGTGGGTTCTCTAATCCAAACCTTGAGGCATTCGTCGCTTTGTGGCGCTACTTTGAGTTCGTAGCACTTCTCCTTTGTGTGTGCAAAAAGCACCGATTTATCTTTTACAGTATGCATGTTTCTTCCACCTTCATAAAACCAACAAACAAACAATGTTGGTGGAATGTATCACTTGGAGTCCGTGTTCACGGTTTCCTCCTTGACAACTTTGGGCTTTCGCCCCCTCTTTTTTGGAGCAGGCTTCGCCGCTTGCTCCTGCCGTTCACGCTCAAGACGCTCACGGTATTCCTGCATCTTTGTGTAGCGGTCTTTTCCTTGAACGGTCGTCAAGGTATCACCCCTGCAAAATCCAATGAGTCTTGACTGTGCAAGAATTCAACGAGCGTGGGATAATAGTAGCCTCAACGGTCACGGCCCCTTTGTCTTCGGGGATTGGCCAAGTGTTTGTCGTCAAGAAATAATCATCAAACTTCAATCGGATTTGTTCTTCACTACCCTTGTCAAAGATAAGGTCAATCACCGTGCCTGTAGTTTCGTGTTGATTTTTCAATTCATTAAACAACATATCGTCAGTAACGAGAGCGGAGAAGGTCAACTCGTAAGTTCTTTGAGCAGGAATAGCGTCCTTTACGGTCTTACTACCAATACCAATGAATCTCTTATCCGTCAAAGTATTGTTCATGGTCAAGGTAAAGTTTGTAATTCTCATAAAGTCTTGACCAAACATGCTGATGGAACCACTAGAGAAGAAGAATGGTTCCAAACAAGCATCTTCACTATAGTAGTTGATAAATTCGGTTTCGTTCGTGACGCCTCTTCTAGCCTCATAAGATTCGGTCTTTTCCAAGTTGTGAACCTTGCGAGGCATACAATCCATCGTCATTTTCAGTTCTTCATTCTCGTTAGCAGTCATGGTAAGAGTGTTGACTCTGTTCCCTGTAGCAATAAGAACGAAGTTGGTGTCTTCGTTGTCGTTGTCCGTGCTGGTTCTGTAAGTGTTTGAACTTGGCAACTTAGAGAAGACCTGTTCAAGAGCGAAAGAAGGCAAGTCGTCACCTTCTTGTTCTGTAAAGGTGTAAGTGATAGCCTTCTCAATGTGGCCGTCAGCGTCAATAGTAGGGGGGTCCAATTGTTGTAGGTCCGTATAGGTATCTTGTCCTCTAAGAACAGGAGGGGTCATATCTCGGTCAATACTACGGTAAAACAAAGGTCCTGTTTCCGTAACGGAACTACCGTTCAAGTAAAACTTGTCTTCACCATCAGCCGCTCCTTGGAAATCACTAGTCGGATTTGTAGAAGAAAGAAGAGTGGCGCTGATAGAAGAACACTTACCGAAGAAATAGTAAAGCCAAGCACCATGATTTGCAACAACACCAATGCTGGCGTTTCCTGCCGTTTCAATCCCCTTGTATTGGTAGGTATAGTTACGACTACCACCAACAAAGAGGTTCTGTTGTTTGAATTCAACATCAACACTAGGGAAAGTCAAAGACTCAACAATGCCTAGCCAATTGTCCGAGTTGAGTTTTTTGGCAGTAGAAGAAGAAATAGCAGTAGAACCTTGCGTAACTACTTCATGTGTAATATGGCTTGCATTGCTAGAGTTTGCATCTGTAGTAGGGCCACCATAAGTATTGGTGATAATCAAAATGTTATTGCTTCTGCTAGCGGTTAAATCCACGCTTTCTGCATTGATAGCCGCAACAGTAGCCGCAATGTATTCTTCTTGAGTGGTAAGTCCGGAATCAGAAATGTCAACTTCTACAACGGTGGGAGAACCCGTAAGTCCGTGGGCTGGAACAGTTTCGGTTCCGTCAGTATCCCACCAAACCACGACTGCCTTTTCCGTTCCCGCATCAGCGGTTTGAACCTCATAGAAGTAAATCCACTC